ATGGACATATTTGAAAAAATTTGGGATTGGCTTTCTATACCTTCCATTGGAAGTCTTATAGGTATTATTGGTGTTCTGTTCGCAATAATTTCGATTATCCTTACCAGATCTGTTTCAAAAATCTCCAGCTACTTGGAATATAAAAACTTAATTGGCGCTTTTCATTCAGTTTTGCCCCAAAATATTAGCATTACATATGACGATGTTCCTGTTGATAAAGTTTCCTCTTCAGTTTTCACTATCTGGAACTCTGGGAATAAGGTTATATATGGCACATCATTAAAAACCATCAACCCATTACGTATAGAGGCTCGCAAAGGGGTTCGTATTCTCCGCTACAACATTCAAAAGGTTAATAATAAAACAAACAATATCACTATTAAAAAAGACGCAAATTTCCATAGCAGCCTTCTTATTTCTTTTGATTTTTTAGAAAGGAAAAATGGTTTTAGGATCGAAATCCTCCATACTGGAGCGAGGGAAGATTTACTAGTTAGAGGTCAACTTATTGATGTCAAGTCATTAGAAAAAAAACAAAACGCAGCATCGCATAAAACATATCGGCTCATGTCTAAAAATGTAAAAGCATTTAAATCCATAATAAAAATAATGTTTACTATTATGATAGCCGCTTTAATTTTTGCTTTAACTTATTCTTTTATTCATCCTGAGTTTTTCACCAGACCAAAACCCCAGTCCGCCCCATTGAATATATGGACATTTCGTGCAATTGTATCGATCTATCTATCTGTCCCCCTCTACTTTTTATATAGAAGCCGCCCTCCTTATCCTTCAACACTACGTGCAGAAAATAGTGAGCCTGATAACTAAAATGGGGTGTCAGGGGGCGGTGGTTCAAACCCACTCATGCCGACCAAAAAATCCCAAGCGAACCAACCCATTGCGGTTGGTTTTTTATGCGTGCAATTTGGCGATGGTAAAATGCCTTGTCATTTTAACATTTAAACGACCGACGCGCGTGAGACTCACGAATTAGAAGAACGCAGATCTGTTTTTAACACACTGTAAATAAACTGTTTTTCCGCGTTCGCATCGCTCACTATGTCGTTAAGTGTCGTTATTTGTCATTCTGGAACTGCTCCTGGCGGGCAGTCACGACACATTTACGACACAAAAGCGACACAGCTTCTTCCCTAATTAGCTCGTACAACCGGCACATCCACAAGTCGCGCCGTGTAACACGGCGACAGCATCTCGTGCTTCATCTGCCACTACTACTGGATACCCGGCCTCGCAAAATAGAGTATTGTCCGGCCCTGCTGGTTAAGTTCGTTTATCAGCAACATCAGCGCCTCGCTGTTCGGGCGCAGTGCATCCTCGTCAAACAGGTTCAGCTGCGCCATGCGCTGGCTAATAAACTAACTCAACACAACGCCCGCCTTCTGGTGCTGATGACCGTCGCACCATGCGGTATCCAGCCGTCGTTTCGTTCCTGATAGTGCGGAAATCAGAGACATTTGTGAAGCAATTATATCTCAGTTTCTTTTCCTGTTCGGCTCAACCAATACGTCATGGATTGAGTATGAATTTTTTCAGCATATATTTTTGCTATTAATTTTTCTTGTTTTTCTTTAATAAATACACGAAGTGAATTATATAGCTTTAAAAAACGCTCATTATCTTCTTCGTCAGTACCATAATTTATTTGATGAAGCTCCACGAAAATATGATAATATCTTTTTTTCTTAGTGCCCGGCAATGTTAAAGCCAAGCCACATTGGTCATACTCAAATTCACCTTTATGGGCGGCAAAGTTATGCCTAATATTCATAATTAAATCATGTAAATCTCTGTATTGTTCTGGAACATTACTCCTCTGCAACGTAAATCGACGTCCTTTTGCCTCTGTAAAACATTTACCATAAGTAATAACTTTTGATATAAATAAAGATTTTAACATTAGATTTTTTTCTAAATCGGGATGAGTAAAATGTTGTTCTTGGTTAAGATTGTCACAAATATTTTTAATTATACCCTCCCAACCAATAACATTTCGAAGATCTTTATCCAGCAATTGTAGAGCTACATATTGCTCTACAAAACGCCCTTTTAAAGGTATTCGTGGTAAAATTACGCCTTTCTGCTTGTAAATTCTTTCTACAGTATTATCTGGATATTGTATCTTTCTTATTTCGATTCCGCCTTCTTCTGACACCCTTACTAAGGGTTCTTTTTTTAATCTTGACATTTCAATCCTCTTAAAAAATCATATTTACCTGAATAATATCCATTGCTTTTTTAACAAATTAAAAAAGAAATTTTATTGAGGTACTTCAAAAATCAACTTATGGTATCGAGCACATTTGGTTATTGGTTAGCTAAACATCCTGCATTTGTCTAATGGCAAAAGGGCGATTTAAAAATGTTGCCATGGGTTTATTACCCGAAAAATACCTTCCATACCAGTTGACAGAGTGCGCGCGACGTCCGCTCCTCACAAAGCGGACGTTATCTTGCATTATAAATGTGTAAACATCACTTTTACTATGCCCGCGCGGTCGGCACATCAGCCAGCCGTGTCGTATAGCACGGCGACAGCATCTCCCGCTTCATCTGCCACGCCTGCTGGATGCCCTGCCCCGCAAAATACAGTGTTCCCCTCCCGTGCTGGTTGAGTTTGTCCATCAGTGACATCAGCGCCTCGCTGTTCGCGCGCGGCGCGTTCTCGTCAAACAGATTCAGCTGCGCCACGCCCTGGCTGAAAAAGTCACCCAGCATAACCCCCGCCTTCTGGTACCGGTGGCCGTCGCGCCAGACCGCATCGAGGCAGCGCGTCGCCGCGGCAATTATGTCGCGCGTGTCCTGTGTGGGCGTCAGCAGCTTAGTCCCGGCGTGATTGCCGTAATACGGCTCAGCAGAGAACGGCGACGTTTTCACGAACACCGAAATGTACCGGCAGAACTGATGCTCGCCGCGGAGCTTTTCCGCCGCGCGCGCTGCATAGCTGCAGATAGCCTGGCGCATCGCTTCATAGTCAGTGATTCGCTCCCCGAATGACCGGCTGCAGACGATTTCCTGTTTCGCCGGGGCAAACTCCTCGATCTCCAGACAGGGTTCGCCGCGCAGCTCGCGCACGGTGCGCTCCAGCACGACGTTAAAGTGTTTGCGGATAAAGCGGATGTCGGTATCACAGAGCTGCAGTGCATTTTTAATACTCATTGCCTCCAGCTTTCTGGCAATACGCCGGCCGACGCCCCAGACTTCCTCCACCGGCATCAGCGCCATCAGCCGCCGCTGGCGCGCCTGGTTCGACAGGTCCACCACCCCGCCCGTCTGCGGCCACTCTTTGGCCGCGCGATTGGCGAGTTTAGCCAGCGTCTTCGTCTGGGCGATACCGACACCACAATGAATCCGCGTGTTGCGCCGCACCGTCTCGCGTATCTCCCGCCCAAAATTAGCCAGGTCGCGACAGTTTCGTACACCCGTCAGGTCACAGAATGCTTCATCGATACTGTATACCTCGACACGTGGGCACATTTCCTCAAGCGTGGTCATCACCCGCTGGCTCATGTCGCCATAGAGTTCATAGTTGCTGGAGAAGGCAATGATCCGCTGCGGAAACTGCATCTCGCGCAGCTGGAACCAGGGCATGCCCATTTTTATGCCAAGCGCTTTGGCTTCGCGGCTGCGTGCTATCACACAGCCATCATTATTCGAGAGCGCCACAATGGGCTTACCGGCCAGATCCGGACGGAATGCCGTCTCGCAACTCGTGTAAAACGAGTTCATATCAACCAGCGCGAACATTGCGGTGCAGGGTATTTATCACGCAAATGACAACGCCGACGATTTCGAGGTCGTCGGCGTCATAAACAGCTATAGGCGGGTAAGCCGGGTTCTCGGCGCGCAGCTGCGCCACCGGGTACGTCACCAGCCTTTTAACGGTGAACTCCCCGCCAATATTGGCGACCACGATGTCGTTATGCTTCGCGTGCAGGCTGAAGTCCACCAGCAAAAGCGAGCCGTCAAGGATGCCAGCGTCGCGCATCGAGTCGCCGGCAACCCGCAGGACATAGGTGGATGAAGGATGTGCAATAAGGTGGGAAACGAGGTCAATGCCGCTGTCGATATAATCGGCAGCAGGACTCGGAAAGCCTGCTGAAATCAGGTCTGCATAGAATGGGATGTTGACTGGCGTAACCGGCCAGACGAGGGGGTGTATTTTCATTATGTACCTCCCGGTAAAATTACTGTGTATTTATACAGTAGTTTCAGGAGGTAACGAAATCAAGACGCAGCGGCCTATTAATCGTAACGGCAGGTAATGTTTTTTATAAGCAGAGCAGCCCATACGGGCCACTATGCCTTATCATTTTCCACTGACCGATTCGCTTTCAGTACCTTCTTTGGTGGCGCTTCCCGCAGCAATGAGGCTGGAAACTGACGCCTGCAGCCTGGCCTGTTCCATTTCAAGCGCAGCAATACGCGCCTTGTTGTCCTCATCACGCTGGCACAGCGCTTTTATTGCAGCCAGAGCGTCAAGTAACATCGGCGTCTGGTCAAGCACCATGTTTTCGCCAACATCCTTCACGTATTCCTTGTCAATCTGCATAATCTGCTGGGCGATAACGCCACGGCGCGCCGACCGTTCAGGTTTATCCCACTTATAGCGGAACAGCTTAAACTCCATGCGGTTGATATTGTCCAGGCCAGCTTCGACATTAAAACTCCCTTTAACATCTTTCAGTCGCTCATCTGAAACAGCGGCCATCGTGAACTCGCGCCACGGCTGCCATACACCGCCGCCGTCACCGTTCTGCGAGCGCGCAAAGTAACGAGATGCAGAAGCGTAATTACCAGTGAACTGTAAAGCGTACGAATGGAAGTTAGCCGCAGAAAATGTAAGGCAGGTTCCCGTAGAGCCTGGGTTGCCGGTTGCGTTTGCATAACCGAAACCAACGGTATTGGTGCGCATATCGCCCCAATCATTAACCGTCGCGTTAGCTTGACCGGCAGCGTTCGCCGTGTCGCCGTTATTGGTCAGGAACTCATTCCACCCGTTAATACCGCCACGATCGAATCTTTGCTCAGCCGCAAGATACTTCCTGAAATAAGCGCCACCTGTACCTTTAAAGTTGAAATATAACTGAGCACAACCATTAGCGCCGTTGGCAGCGTTTGGCAGGGTCATTAAAGATCCGGCCTGCTGATCGCGTGGGTATCCATACGATTGTGTCGCCTCTCCGTTATAAGGTTGCTTAAAAAAACCGGGTCTTTGGAAATAATACTCCCAGTTAATAGATCCGGTTATAGCAGAAGCCGGAGCGCGAGCAACCTGCATGTTTTCCCACGTTGCTGCAATATCACTAGGTTTAAACGTTGTGGCTGTAACCTCGCCATTATCGGAAAAGATGCTCTTAATAAAATTGATTATCTTGAGCCAGCTTGGTCCGCTGAATGTCGAACCATCTTTGAGAGTGACCGTGATATCGTCGCTGGCGCTGAAAACCTGTTGCCAGTTTGTCTTGTCGAGATTAAGACCACGTAATGCTTCTGCGGTCTGTGAGGCAAGAGCCGCAGTAATTAAACTTTGTGCTTCCTGCGGAACGGCAAACCAGGCGGCACCGCTCTGGGTTGGCCCTGTGTAATCACTAACAAGCATCAGTTGAGTGTTATTTGTAATTGCTTTAACGGGCAGTGTATAAGGAATTCCACCAACTTTAACAACAATGAGATCGCCAGCTTTTAATTCCGTTGTGAATGATGTTCCATTACCAGTAACCGCAGCTGATTTATTGGTTAGCGTAAGAGTTCCTGCAGACATGACTGTCTCCTGAAATAAAAAAACCCGCCGAAGCGGGTTAAAGGTTTGGGATCACTCCATAGGGTATTTTATATCCTCTGGAATATATTGGCGTTTGGGTGTAGTTCTTCCCGTTCTGATTGATATACCTCAAGATTACAGAACCGGATTGCTGCTTTATGACTATCCCGTTCTTTGCGCCAACCCCCTCCTGATCCTCACTTATTGCCCCCATAAAACTCTCAAGAGGCATGAATGGTGTGCCAGAAACTGCAATCGTCAGTGTGTTGTTTTGCAGATCGTAATTTGGTGGAATTGTCAGAAATCCTAAAATCCTGGGCATGGTTGCCGCCGACTTTGCAGACCAGATCAGCTTGCCAGACGAATCGAAAACATCCATAAACCCGCTCTGAACGGCAACATCTGTTCTGGTTTTAGCCAGGTTAACTTTGCCCGGAACGAACCAACTTGCGCCGGGTAAACCCCAGCCGCCAACTGGCATTCGGAACCAGTTAAGCTGCCCGGGTTGATGGATGGCATTAGGTTCGTCAAGAAATGGAGCAAGCTCCCTTAATCTACCAAATCCTGGCACGTCACCATCAATACCGCCGACTGTATCCATTCGTGGAGAAGCTACATAGGAAGAAAATAGCGGGGATGTATAATCGCTATTTACAGTAACAATTCCGTCATCATTTCTTACTTCGAAGCCGCTCATATAAAATTATATAAATCAATAGTTAAAGTATCAGCGAATGATGTACCAGGCACAAAAAAGACAGTCACGCCACCATCATAACAAGATATTCCCCATATCCTGGTTTGCATCAAAGTTGTCGTTATTGCGGCAAATGAACCCGACGCCGTCGCGCCGGGCATAGCAACATCGAATTGATTAACGCCTCCGGGCGCTTTTACTGTAATTCTCCCCCTGTGCCTCACCATGTAATCGCCCAGGTCAACAACCAATCTTCCGCTGGCATCCCAGCACTGTAGTCCGGACATCAGAAGAGCCCCATTCTCACACGCAGGACATTATTGGCGTCCCAGATTTGCACAATGTTATTGGTAATTAACATGCGACCATTTCCACCGCTGCCGTTAAGCTCGAAGTTTCCGTTTTTGTCCAGGCGCCAGCCAGTACGACCTGCCACATAGTTCGTGGACTGTATGAATGCGCCAATTTTGGCACTGGTTATGGTGCCATCCTGAATAAAGGCAGAGTTCATAAACACCTGCCCACCCACCACAGCAAATGGCGAGAACTGGCTGGCACCGCTGCCGGTGGTCAGCACAAACTGATCGGCATTAAACGCAACACGCGTTACGACTGGCTGCCCGGCCTGCGCCAGCACCGCAATGCTCATGCCGGCGCTGTAGTAGTCGCCGTTAATCCGCACGCCTGCTTTCAGCGTATGAATGGCTGTCGCACCACTGGCATCCACCACGGCGGTCAGCTTGTCTTCCAGTGCAGCTGTGACATTGCCTATCTGCGCCTGGACCTGAGTGCTCATTTCCGCCAGAGCCTTATCAACGTCGGCGATAGTGGTTTTCACCACCAGAATATCGGCGCGCACTTCACCATACTGCTTCCACTGATGATCGACCGTGGCGTTGTTCGCCAGCGCGTTCTGCATCACCGCTTCGATGTTAGTGTCGATTTGCTGCTGCAGCGCCTGGCCGTCGGCACTGGTGAGAAAATCCCCGGTAATATCACCCAGGTAATCCTCCGCGTTGTCGTTCGCCATGCCGCGCACCCAGCCAGTCCAGGCTGACTGGTTCCCGATGCGGTCCACCAGCCGCGCGCGGTACCAGAAGAGCTGCCCGGCACGCAGACCAAGCTGCGTGTAACTGTGCGCCGGATACGGCACATCCGAGAGCAGCAGCGCGTCGCTGCCGTCGGTCGCAGCGGCATACTGAATTTCGGTCATCAGCGTATCGTCAGCACCGTCAGGGAAGTTCCAGTCGAGCTGGATGCCCCAGTTAATCGGCGTGGTGCGGAAGTTCAGCGGCACCGGCGGTTGCCCCACCTTGCCGGTCAGCGTCACTTCCACGCTGGTCTGCCAGACCGAGGCGACATCGCTGGCGTTCACGGCGCTGACGCGCGCCATATACCGCCCGGCATAAATGCCCTGCACCTCAAAGCCGAGCGAGCTTGTGCGCGGCACATTGACCCAGTCGCCGTTATCCTTGCGCCACTGGCATTCATACGCCACGGCGCCAGGCGCAGCAGGCCAGGCGACACGCAGGGTTTCCACGCTGAGGCCCTGCACCACGCGGCTGTAACTGCTGAGAGTCACGGAGGCTGGCGGCACCTGCGCGCCGGGTGGAATGGCCGATACCGGGCGCTCATCGAGCCGCACGCCGGAATCGATGGCGCCATATTTATCCGGGTTGTGCTGCACGGCGCTGATGGTCCAGGTGCCGTCGTTATTGTCTTCAATGGACGTGACGCGGTACTGCTGGATCGCGACATCCTGCGCATCCACCGACCAGACCGCCTCGCGCTCCGGCGTTTCGCTGAATACCGCAGATACCGTGACGTTTGGGCCGCTGACCGCCTGAAGGGTACGGGCCTGTGATTTACCGGACGGCAGGTTGACGATAAGCCTGTCGCCTGCTTTTGCATCCGGCGTCCGGTCGAGCGTCAGCGCACGACCGTTCACCTGACTGATACGCCCGCCCATGACCCGCCCGGACAGATACTGATCCGCCACGCCGATGATATGGCCCGGCAACGGGATCATGCCTTCCAGCCCGGTGGCGAAACTCACCATCCGGTCTTTAGCATTTGTCAGCAGTGCCCAGCGGCCGCGGCGGTTGGCCTCGGTGCGCCGCGTGCAGCCAATGGCGGAGATCTGCGTCTGGCGCACGCCGTAGCGCCGCACCAGATCAGGCTCCATCACCGCTTCCACTTCATCGGTGTAATGGTTCTCCGGGTTTGACCAGCTCACCATCGCCGTTGAATAACGGTTCTTCTCGCTGCCGCTGGCGTAGGAGAATTTGCCGTCAATAACGTTGGCGCGGGTGTAGACATACGTCATATCGCGCGGCATATCCGCCAGCGCGGCCAGCTGATTACCGGCCCAGTAGGTCATGCCGCGGAAGATGCTCGCCAGGTCGCGCAGCACCGTAAACGCCTCGTTCTGGCTCTGGATATACACGTCGCAGAGAAAACGCGGCTCGGTACCGCTGCCGCCGGTACCGTCCGGCACGGGCTGATCGCAGTACTGCGCGATGCGGTAGAGTTCCCACTTGTCCACCTGCGTCGCGTCCAGCCGGTCTCCGATCCCGAAACGGTCACTCAGCACCAGGTCGTAAAACACCCATGCGGGGTTGTTGCTCCAGGCCCATTTAAACGAGCCGTCCCAGGTGCCGGAATAGGTGCGCGCCACCGGATCGTATGTCGTGGGCACGCGGATTTGCCGCCCGCGGGCGCGTACGCTGATTTGCGGAATATTGCTGAACTGCTTCGCGTTGAACGACACAAACAGCAGCGCGGTGTTCGGGTAGCGCAGCTTTGCATCGATGATTTCGGAATACGCTTCGATGTTCGTCGTATCCACGATGCGGCTGGAGGTGCTGTCCGCCGTCGTCCGGCTCACACGAAGCTGCCAGCCGGTCCGGGCAGGCGGAAGGTCAATGCGATGGCTGCGCTCATACAGGGAGGTGGTTTTACCGTCGAACGCGCTGTTCAGCACCGTGACATACCCGCCGCCGTCTGTGGACAGCTCAATTTTGTATTCGACGCGGTAGCCCACCACATCCCCGTTGTCCTTCATGCGCTGCAGTGAAGGCACACCGAGACGCACCCGGACTGCAGAGAGCTGCGTGTTGCTGATGGCACGCGTCCACGGCTGTGTGGCTTTAAGCTGAGTGTTAACGGTGATTTCATTTTCCACCGACGGTATGCCGGGAATGTAATCCTGCGTCTGGGTACCCGGACGAAATTCCCATTTCACATCGGGAAAATTAAGCGTGCCGTCAGCGCTGCGGATCGGGGTACCGTCGAGGAAAATATTTTTATCCGTCAGGCCGCCGGCGAACTCCCCCTCGCCCAGCGCCAGCAGTATTTTGGCCGTCGCGATCGACTGTAATGAATCAGGAGACTCCCGCGGCGTGCGTGAATTACCGCCGCCACCCTTTTTACCGGTTATTTTTTCCATACTGCGCCCATAAAAAAAGCGCCCGCAGGCGCCATTATCAGACCGGTTTTCACTGGTCGTTGGTGTAGATGCCAGCAGAGACAATCGCGCCGCCGATTTCGCGCTCGCCATACAGGAGCCCGACGGGGTTACCCATTGCCGTGGTATTCACGGGACCGCCGAACGCATAGCTCGGCGCGTTATCGGGGTCCTGACGCGATGCCAGCCCGCCGGGCTGCAGTGACAGCATCTGCACCACGCCGCCAATCATCATCGAACCGCCCATAAGGCCAATACTCATCGCCGTGCTGCCTGCGATGGCACCGATGCCCACGGGGCCAAGAGCAAGCGCTCCCACCACCAGCACGGCACCGAGAATGGTCTGCAGCACACCGCCACGCTTGCTTCCGGCAATCACCGGCGCGATGCGGATATCCTCTTCGCCGCTGTTATGTTTCAGCTCGTCCTGGCCGATGTTCTTTTTCCCCCGGAACACAGCAAAGCGCAGGCCGCGCAGGTGCGCCGTCTGCATGTACTGCTCAAAACCCGGAAGAATGACCGACAGCGCGCGACAGGCTTCTGCAGGGCTGGCAATCACCAGCCGGTGCACCCGACCGAACCGCGCGCCAAGCGCGCCGTACAGCCGCACCGTTTTCAGTTCGTTCATGGCAGATCCTTGTGTCTGACAATTTTAATGGTGCGCTCACGCAGATAGCCGCCGTAAGGCGTTGCGCAGGAGAGCTGGCCGTACAGGTGGTGCAGCAGTTGGTTACCTTCCAGCAGAATACCGGCATGATTCACCACCGGCGCGGATACCTGCATCAGCACCATGTCGCCGGGGCGCGGATCTGTGACCTCGCGGAACCCTTCCGCATACCAGTTATCCATATAGAGATTTTCTCCCCGCTCCCACCACGGGTAATCCACGCTGTAGTTGCGAAGCATCACACCCTGCCGGCGGTGCCAGTCCATCACCAGCGACCAGCAGTCGGCATAACCCAGTTCAAAGGCGCGCCCTTCCAGCGGCCGTTCGCCGCGGGGCGCGATGGTGCGCAGGTCGCCTTCCGGCCACGAGACGATTACCCAGGGGATGCCGTGAGCATCGCACTGCAGCTGGTCGAGCTCGCTCGGCTGGGTGGTGGCGCCGTCGCCCGGGTGGGAATGCACAATGGCAGTAACGGTTCCCCAGTCTTCCGCGGTCGCGTAATCCTCCGGCGACAGCTCAAACTGTTCCTCCGGCGCGCCGGTAATGTTCCTGCACGGGAAATACCGCTCGACACGGCTTTTTTGTGCCACCACGCCGCAGCACTCGCGCGGGTATTCCGCCGCAGCATGCGCCAGAATGTCGGCAATGGTTTTATCGCGCATGGTTACCTCCGGATCAGGCTGGCACCCGGAAAGCCGCCGAAATCGAGCCGGGCATCCGAACCAAAGCGTTTTTTACAGTCGGTCAGCAGGCCCGAGCATTTATCCTGTGCCGGGTCGGTCACCGGGTTACCTTTCAGATCAAACATGCGCGGGCCGTTGTAGGTACAGCCGTCACCGCTGCGGTATTTGTTGCGGCAGGCCCAGGTGCAGACCGCCGTGATTTGCCGCGTCGGGATCAGCAGTCCCTGCAGGTCCATCGGGCTGGAGAGGCGGAATTCCACCACTTCATTGTCTTCAGCAGCCTTGCTGTCAATGTAAAACACCTGGCGGAAATACTGCCCCGGATCGGCAGACGGGTTGCCGTCGGGAAACGTGCGCGCATCGAGATACTGGCCGAACGTATCCAGAACAGTAATCTTTGCCTGTACCATGTCATCAAAGCGCAGACAGAGCGCGGTCACCACGCCATCAAGGTTAGCGACGCGCAGCACCGGCTCCGCGCTCTGGCCGTCACTCGACGACGCCAGCCCGGTAATTTCAAATGGCCAGGCGCCGTACTCCTCGCCATCAAACCAGATGGATTTAGCGGCAAGCTTTGAGGTGTCGCCGCTGCTCGCCGCGATTTCTTCCGGCGTGTGGGGAATGGTGCAGGCGTGAAAGCGCAGCACGCCCGCGCCGAACGCCGAGCCGTCGACGGTCACCAGGCGGACGCTGTCGCCGGGCTCGAGCTTCTGAACGTCATTGCTGATTGCCATAAGTACCTACGGAGCGAATGCCTGTGTGAAGGTTGCCGTGAGAGAGAAAATGCCACCGCCCGGTGCCGACGGGCGGTAGGCGTCACAGCGGTAAAGCCCCGCGCCTTTAAGCGGTGCCTGCCAGATGAATGAACGGCTGCCGCCATGCCTGTCGAGGAAGTCCATAATCGCGGTGATGTAGCTTTCATCACCGACAAATTCCAGATCCCATTTCTGACCGCGGGCGTTGATGCCGTCTCCCGCTGCCTGGGCGTACCCGTCGCCGAACTGCGCGCGGCGGACGCGGTGAGTGACCTCGCCACCGGCATTAATGCGCGGGCACCAGGTAAAGGTTTCGGTTGCCATATTTCACCCATAAAAAAACCCGCCGTGGCGGGTAAGTAAGGAGGGTCAGCGCTTGCCCTGCGTGGCGTTCCACAACGGAGTGCCGGGCTTACGCAGCTGCGAGTTGATAGTATCGAGGATGGCGCCGGTGAGCTGATTAGCCACCGCACCGGCGGCATTAGTGTTGCCCTGCGCACCACCTGTGCCGCCTGTGAAATTAATGGTCCCGATGCTGACGCTGACACCCGCGCCGCCCTGCGTGCCACTGCCCAGCGCTTTAACACCAAGCCTGCCTGAAGCGTCGCGGGTAAGCGGCATAATGGCTTCCGGCCCGGCCTCGCCCATCACGCCCGCCCCTTTCGCAAACGCAAAAAAGGTGGGAGTGTCAACGACGCTGCCACTGTAGCTGCTCAGATCGGCTGACGAATAAACCCCACCCTTCGCGTTAAACTGAAAAGACGCGCCGTAGTTCTGGATGGCGGTGCCTGCATTCGCGCCGCCGGATGCGCTTCCGGCGACGCCTCCCACAATTCCTCCGAGAAGGGAGCCAAGAAGTCCACTGCCAGACGAACCGCCACCCATCGCGTTAACCACGGCCATCTGCAGCGCAACCTTTGAGATGGTCTGCAGAACGGATAACCCCCAGTCCTTCCAGCTGGCCTTGTTGCCCACCAGCATTGCGGAGACGTTATCAAGCGCACTGTCCATCGTCGAGGTAATGCCCTGCGATACTGTGCCGGCAATGTTGCTGACGTTATCCATCCAGTCAGCAAGCCCCGCACTTGCGCCCGCGCGCCAGTCCAGTTCGCTGGCCTTCGCCTGCTGATACTTTTTATCTAGTGCATCCAGTGCAGCCTGGCGCGCAGCAATAGCCTCAGCCCCCTTATCGGTTTTATCAAAGACGCGCTCAACCTCCTGCCGGTCGCGGTACTGCTCACGCTGACGGTTCCCCATCCCAGACGTGGCGGAGGTTAAGTCAGCTTCGTCCTGGTAGCGGCGCCCCGCATCCTTCAGATCTTTCAGCGCGTCAGCCATTTCATGCTGCTTGCGGACAGCCTCATCGGCTTTCTGTGTCCACTGCGCCAGCGCCACGGCGCCAGCCTCAATGGATTTGCGTTGCTCTTCGCTCCACTTAACGCCCTTTTCATGAGACGCAGCGTAAAGCTCAGCCGCTTTTTCTCCCTGCGTGGCGCGCACCTTCTGAACTTCAACAGCGACACTCAGATCGGCGATTTTTCGGCTGTACTGCTCAGCGGTCTGCGTCGCTTCTCGCGCCGCTTTATTCTGGGCATTTGTCGCGGCAGTCTCATTCTTTTTGGCCTGTGCCGACGCTTCATCTTTCCGCGCGGCCTGGTCTTTGTTGTAAATGTACTGGGTATAGAGCGCCCCGGTCAGTTTCAGATCCTGCGCTTCATAGACATGCTGCTGATGAAGTTTCTGCAAGCCGGACAGACTCGCCAGCTCATTATCGCGACGGGCTTTTTCCAGTGCTGTTGTCTGCTGGGGCGTCGCATTAGAGGCGGAAATTACCGGCCCAGCATATGATGCCGGTCGACTTGCGGGTGTTACCCCCATGCTGCGGTTCAGTAGGTCATACGCCCCTTTCAGGGTGGCAATAGCACCCGCCTCCTGAATGGCTTTCTGCGTAGCCTGTTCACTGGCGTCATTAAACAGCTTCTGGGTCTGCTGAAGTTTTGAAACGGCCTTCTCTCGCTCATACTCCAGTTTATTCAGCTGATCCGTCAGAGAGATATTTTTCTCTGTAATATCCGCCTGGTCCATAAACGTGTTAATCCACGTCGTGGTAGGGCTTTCGTTATAGCTCTGCTGGATCTGCGCGAGCCCCGTCAGACTGTCTTTAACCCTGGCTATCTGACTGTCGAGATCGGCTATATCCTTTTTCTGGGCATCAATGGATGAGCGGGCATCTGCCGCCGTAGAGCGCAGGCCGAGGGATGACATATCCTTAAGATGGACGTTGATTTCTTCCAGGTTACTGGCAAAAGCCACAGCTTCTTTATGCACCTGTTCGGTATGCTGATAAAGACCATACATTGCTGCGCCAGATGCCAGAATGACACCAGGCCACCCGCCTAACAGACTCAGTACGCCACCACCCAGACGAGACATAACAGACGCTGTTTCAGTCAACCGACCGGCAGCAGCAGCGCGAGCGTTGATAGCTGTATTCAGTTGTGCCTGTGCCGCGGTTAACTGACGCTCCGCTGTGATTTGCGCCTCGATGCCAGCCGCGGCGGCACGGGCCTGCTGGGCACGGTAAACAGCCTGCCTTGCCGTTGCCACACTGATCTGGGTGCCGCGCAGCTGCGCCTCTGCAAGTCCCACCTCTGCCGCTGTGTTCGCTATCAACGAAGCGGTGGCCGTTGTGACACTGGATGTCATATTTCCGAAGTATCGCGCCACGCCGAGCCCGACCAGCGCGCCCGCCACATTCGCTACGCTATCGATATTTTCGGCCAGACCATCCAGTACACCAGACAGGGTAGACGATGCGCCCACGGCCTGGTTTGCGCCCCCCACCCACGCCATAAAAGCATTTTCTACTTTCTGCGCCGATCCGCTGATACTGGCCGGGAGTGTGTCAAATTCTTTACGAAGCTGGGCCACATTGGTCAGCAACGGCACTATTCGATCTGTGGTCAGTTCACCATTATTCGCCATATTCCGCAGACCGCCGATCGTCGTGTGAAGACCATCAGCCAGAAATTTGGCGAGACGCCCGCCACTTTCCATGATCGCGTTAAACTCCTCACCACGCAGCACGCCAGAACCAAGAGCCTGGCTGAGCTGCGTAATGACAGAACTGGCCTCTTCCGTGCTGGCACCGGATAACTTGAGGGAGGTCGCTACGGTTTCGGTGACGTTCGCCACGTCAGCAGATGCATAGCCAGCGTCACGCAGGGACTGAGCAATTCTGCTGTAAAGATTGGCGTTTGCCTCAAAAGAGGTTCCGGTCCGCTGACTGATAGACATCAGCGACTGTTGCGCCGTAGTAAAGTCCTGTGCCGAAGAAGAGGCGAGCCGCAGACGACCATTCAGCTGGTTCCAGGTATCGGCATAGTGAATCAGCTGTCCGGTAGCAAATGCTCCGGCAAACGCACCAGCCATACCTGCAGCTGATGAGCGAACCGAAGCAAGCTGCGCATTGAGCTCATTCAAAGAACGCTGCGTTTCCCGGGTAGCAACGGCTGCACGGCGCCCCCCCTGCTCCATCGTTTTGTAATAATCAGAGCCCATCCGGGCGGCGCGGGAAATCTCAGTCTGAAATGACTGAGAATTTGCGGAGATTTTGATAATCAATTCGCGCAGGGTTGCCATAATTCACCTAATAAAAAACCCCGCCGTAGCGGGGTTTGAAAGAGGTAGGATATTGTTAAAGGAGCCCGGCTTTTTTCCTTGCTTCCTCTAAGTATTCTTCATCAGTTTTTTCATTTTTGGCTGAATGGATGTTACCGCTAATATCACTACCGCAATGCTTACATTTTATGGCTTCCTGACGGACTAATTCAGCACAAAAAGGACATTTTTTCATCCCGTCATCAATCATTTCCTGTTCAATAACTTTTGTGTCTTTTTTTATGACAATAGAATGAACTAACGCAATGATGAACAAGAGAAAACCGTAAAACCACCACGCAATGAATGAGCGTCCTTTACTATGCGCTATCAGAGCGGGAATAATTCCAAGTACAGCGGCAACAAGAAACAATTCCATATCATATCCCTTATATTTAACAATCAGGCTTAATCCTAATATTAACGATATGAAATGTCACTTGTGCCGACTACCCTGCCAGCGCGGCAAAGAAGCCTTCCAGCCCGGCGCTGCTCTCTTCCTGTTCCGGGGCGTTCCACTGCAGGATCACATCATCAATGCTTAACTTTGCGCCCTGCGAGTTGAGTACCGCGGCGGAAACCTGCGCAGCCTGGATATCGCCGCGCCGGTCGCTGATGGGGTTGAGGCGGTCAAATTCGATCCACATACGCAACTCGCTGGCCGTCATTGTCTGCTTCAGTTCGTGAAGCGTACGCCCCAGACGCAGCGCCAGCGTCATCAGGAAGAAGGTGCCGGGCTGGCTTACGGCTTTTCCACTTCGGCGGCCGAGGTGGTCAGATCAAGCGCCTGCTTAAGAAGACGGGCGTGCACCGGGCCATAAAACAGCTCCACCTGCGGCTTATCTTCTTCAGAAAAGACCTGCGAGCCATCTTCTTCAAGAAGCACATCAATAAACAACACGACGTCAGCGCTCTTGTTACGCAGCGCACGCTCTGCAGCCGTCAGTTCTTCTGGTTCGCCATCTGTCTGCTTAGGGTTAAGCACCTGCTGCCATTCCAGCCAGGCCTGAGCAGAAGGCTCACGCAGTTTTACCGTGGCGTTTTCCCATTCAGGTACCGTCACGACTTTTGTACGGAATCCCGCCATCGGTGCCAGCGCAAGCGCGCGAAGTGAACTCTGTGAAACATGCTTTTCCATTTCATAACTCTCGTTTTAGCCATAAAAAAGCGGCTTACGCCGCTGTGATTAACCTGCTGCCGGAGCAGGTACAATCGGGACGGGTTTGCCTTTGATGCGAAGCGTAAACGACGCCGTCACCACCCCGGCCGTGCCCAGGCTCCAGCTGTTCTGGCGCACTTCTGCAAGGAACGCATAACCATTACCGGAGGGGAAAATCACCTGAAACGCATGCAGTGCATCGGTATCGTATGCGGTGCGAAGCGTGTTCTGACCTTCTTCATCGGCTGACCAGTTACCGGAAACCGTCATTTCCCCGGGCGCAGCCAGGCCGTTCGTCATCTCCTGCTCGGTGGAGCAAAGGGTGGTGGTGTCGATATCCGATTTCTGCCCGCCGGTATAGCTGAGTTCTTTGGTCGAACAGTTAATGGACTGCCAGGTCGCACCGGTGGGATTAGGCACCGTTGCCGGATCGGCGGAAACGTTAATTTTCGTTCCCTGCGTTTTTTCGTATTTTGAGGACATAGAGAGCTCCGGATATAAAAAAGCCGCCCGGAGGCGGCAGAGTGGATTATTGCCAGATCTGAACTTCCAGCGTGGCGCGGTACAGCGCAGTATCGGGCTCGTAACCATTAATCTCGTTCAGACCAACAGGATGCAGATCAGCGAGAGCAGATTTAACCTGCTCGCGCAGCGCGCCGGCGTCGTCAATCGAGCTGGCCCAGGCATCCACCTGAACCGTGCAGGCGGTTTCTGCAGGTCCGCATAAAACATCCTCACTGGCAGACGAGGGCAGAAGAAAAACCACCCACGGCGCTGCTGTGCCCTGGGGAGCGACATACGGGAAAACATTGCCGCCTGCCAGTGCACTGAGTCGCGTGTAGATATCAGCCTCCGTCATTTCGCCAGCACCTCATCGATCGCCTGATTCATCCGCCTCAGCGCCACCTGCGTGGCCTCTTCCTGGTGGGTATCGAAGGCCGGACGCACAAAAGGGTGCGCCGGCATAGCTGATGTGCCAAGCTCAACAAAGCGCCAGTAAAATGCGTTACGCGGATCGCGGGCCTTCATGGTGCTGTCACTGTTACCTGTGACCGGATTGACGCCGCGGATATGTACCCCTGATGAAATTTCGCCGCGGCGACGCGCTTTCTGCGTCACGACCACAACGTTCTTCTTCAGCTTGCCAGTTTTGACGGGGGCCCTCTTTTCAACCTCATCCTTCAGAACTTCGGCACCCGCACGGGTCGCGTCACGTAATACCTTGTTATTTTCTGCCCTGCTGAGCGTTTCCAGATCCTTTGCAATGCCGGCCAGGCCGGAGAAATCAAGGCTCGTTGAAATCACTGTTTAACCCCCTTCTCACAAAGCAGTTCCAGCCGGGTGCCGTTCTCCGCAGAGATAGCCGAACTGATATCGTATATTTCACCGTTGCCGGTCGGCGGCAGGTGAACGGCGCGCCAGCCTGTCGTTACCGGAATCCCCGGATACCGCCTCATCCAGATTCGGGTAGTGGTGCTGCTCAGCTCTGCGCCACCATCCATCATCTCCCGTCCCGATACATCCGCGACTTCTGCGCGTACCGAAGCAACATCAATCCATCCTGTTGCCGGTTGCCCGGACGGTAGCCGCCCGGTCGCTGGTTTTTGCAGGCTTACCCTGTGCCGTAATCTCCCCGCTTTCATACGCCATACACCCGGTAAGGTTGAAGAAGTGCTTCGGTGGAGAAGGCCAGCGCAGAGGTGACGTTACCCACGTTGACCGCTTCACGGTTTGTGTACCAGTGCCCAATAAGCATCAGCATCGCCATTTCAATATCTGCGCTGTAGAGCATGTGGTCAGGGTCGGAAAGGTAGCGCGGATCATCAGGTGAATCATAAAGCCGGCGGCGGGTCCACGTTTCCACATACCGCGCAGCCGCCTTTATGCTGTTTTCGATCCAGTTGTCGTCTTCTGTAAAATCCGGCTCGATATTGCAGTGATGCTTAACCTGCTCTTTGGTCAGCATTTGCGCCCCTTATTTGGCCTTGCCCTTTCCTTTCGGATCGGGGTCTTTTTCGGAATCAGCCTTTTTCTGGCCGGGCTCTTCTGCGTAACCGCGCTTCACAAGCTCGCGACCGTGCTGATCGAGCGTTTCGAACTCGGCACCTTCAGTCAGCACATTGCCTTCAAAGTAAATGGGCTTGATAGCGATCAGCTTCATGACGTTCTCCTTCAGGGAAAAGAAAAGCGGCCCGGGAGCCGCTGTTAAGAATTACGCACCGCCACCGGCGGCAGGCGCAGTAAACGCACCATAGATGAACGCCTCCGGGCGTTTCACCGCCAGCGCCAGGCGCTCTTCACAACGAATCGAGATCATGTTTTTCTCGAAGTCGTCGGCGTTCTCGGTGGAGATCACCACGTTGGCATCTTCGCGGTCGAAGAGCTGCGCAGCCGCGTTGAACGCGCCGGTCAGGAACTTACCCTGGAACGCTGCCGTTTCGGTCGCCACCACCGGCAGGCCCCAGAGGGTCGGCCCGCTCAACGCCGCCGGGTTCGCCAGGATGTAGCGGCCCAGACTGTCTTTGGTGAGTTCAATCTTCGCCCAGTCGATGAAGTGCAGAACATGGCCGGACGCCGGGAAGCGCGCCAGCTGTGCCTGCAGCATCGCCAGGCGCAGCACGTCAATACCGTTCTGTTTCTCGACTTCAAACGCGGCGCTGAAAGCGGACGCCTGCGGCACAATGCCTTTCAGATGCGCACCGGTGCCGTCGCCAAACAGGATTTCCTGCTCTTCGACATACTTCAGGCCGTAACGCATTTCCGCATCAATCGTGGACTGCAGCTGAGCGAAGTCGTCCAGGATCTGCTTGGACGCTTTGAACATGTGCGCAATGGTGGTCACTGGCGTGATCTGGGTGGCGAACTGGATATCGCTGTACGGCTTGGTGGTGCCTTCCGGTACCACTTTTGCGGCATTGGTGAAACCCGTCTGCTGTACCCAGAAGATTGCCGGTGCAGCGGTACGGCCCGGAGCGATCAGGTCGCGGATGAACAGGCGCTGCTTCGGCGCGGTGTCGATACCCGGCAGGCGTTGCGGCTCTACCACACCGGTTGGCACGTCAGTTGATATCAGTGCAGCATTGACCGGCACGCTCACGCGCTTGCCACCCTCAACGCTGGCGGCGAACGCTTTAAGTGCTTCGCTGCTGATAACGGTCTGGCCGACGGTTTCGACCACTTTTGCTGCATTCGCCAGGGGCATTTGTGCCACCTGCTGCTCCAGCTCGCCGAGCGCGGCCTTGAGCGTCTTTTCCGCCTCTTTCAGGGCGTTAAACTCTGAGGCCATTTTGTCGACGGTTTCTTTAGTTTCTGCCGACAACTTGCCGGTTTTCTGGGCTTCTTTCAGCGCCTCTTCTGCTTTGGCGTTGAATTTGCCGGTGGCCTCTTCAATGCTGGCGCTGACTTTTTTCAGGATCTCGTTTACTTCAGACATAACTTCTCCGTATTTACTGGGCAGCCGCTGTCAGTCCGCTAATAGCGGCTTCCAGACGGTCAATGGTTTCTTTTTCGATGGTGGCAGCGCTCGGCGTACCGTCAGGACTGGCAGCAGCGCCCGGCGTGCTGCCCGATAAGGCTTTAAGCAGTTTTCGGCGTTCAGACCGTGGCGTGTTTGCTTTCGCCAGTAACGCATCAAGCTTGCGCAGCGCGGCGGCTGGGCTTTCCTCGTCGTCGGCGATTTCATCAGCAGACAGCAGGCTGTCTGCAAAGCCCTTTTCCACGGCTTCGCTGCCGCCAATATAGGTTTCACCGTCCATCATTTTGTCGACGGTGGCGGCGTCGAGGCCGCTGCGCGCCTGGTAGATATCGCTCATGGCTTTATCAAACGGCGCCATGTCAGTGGCAATCTGCGCCAGGTCGTGACGGTTGCCCATCGCATAGACCCAGCAGTTGTGGATCATGAGGAACGCGCCGCGGCCTATCTGCACTTCATCGCCTGCCATTGCGATAATCGACGCCGCAGAGGCCGCCAGCCCCAGCACTTTCACGGTGACTTTGCCGTCGTACTCACGAAGCAGGTTGTAAATCGCCAGCCCTTCGAACATGTCGCCGCCGGGGCTGTTGATGTTGACCGTAACGTCTGCGCCATTAAGCGAACGAAGCGCACCGGCGATACGGCTCGCGGTGACGCCCTCGCCCCAGTAATCTGCGCCTATCACGTCAAAAATCGAGATACTGTTATCGCCGTCGCGCGCCGCACGGATGCTCCCGTTCCAGCGCTCCATTGCCGCAGCGGGAAGGTCTGGTTTTTCGCGCGCAAAAGGTCGCCCCTCCGGCGCCGCCGGAAGGCTTTTAATGGTCATGGATGCTCCTAAGCCGCCTGTTTCAGCGGGGACTGTTCGAAGGGAATGTCGGGGAAAACGTGACTGTGAAGCTGACGAAGCGCGGCGGCCTGCGCTGCCGGGCTGTTCTTTTTGAGGTCCTCCAGCGGCGTCAGGTTCAGCTGCACCGTGTAAATATCTCCACCCTCAATGGGAGGCAGATTTTCCAGCCGACGCACATCATTGCGTGACATCCAGCCGTTCTGCAGCGCGCTGGTATAGTAGGCGGCGCGTCCTGCGCTGTCGGCACGAAGCAGCCCTTCGACAGAAAACTCGGCAAAGATGTCCTCTTCACCGTTCAGCAGGCAGCGGGAAATCTCCTGCTCAATATTGACCAGCAAAGGGCGCAGCGTGTGGGTCAGAAACTGCAGGTTCATCCCCTCCAGGCTTGATGCCCAGCTGCTCTGCTTAGAGGTATGCCCGACCATAAACGGCGGCACTCGGAACCAGCGGCAGATTTCCTCAATGCCAAAAGAGCGCGTCTCCAGCATCTGGGCCGCTTCCGGATTCATCGTGACGTTCTGATATTTCAGACCGCCTTCAAGCACCATGATTTTCCCGGCATTCTTTGAACTGGTGAACTGTGCCATGTAACTGCGCAGCCGTTCGCGTTGCTCTTTATCCAGCGGCATTTCTGCTGAGAGAAAACCCGAACTCTGCAGGCCGTTCTCAAATATTTTGGCCGCCGACTCCTCGACCGCCATTGCAGCCCCAATCACATCGCGTCCGGAACTCAGCGGCATCATGCCGCAGACCCCGTCAAGACCGAAGCCGCGAATGTGCATCAGGTTCTTTTCCGCAATGACACGCGCCGTACCGTTCTCGGTGTAGGTGTACTCAAGCCGGCCGGTATCGAGGCGTTTTACCACCATGTTCTGGGGAAGCAACGGCACCAGCGAGACCAGTTTGTTGCCGATAAACAGCTTCTCCACGAAGGCGTTTCCGCGAAGACAGATACTCGCCACCAGCATCAGCATAAACCGCGATGGTGTCATCTCCAGATTCGGCCGGCGACAAAGTACCTGGTAAACCTGATTCTTTTGGGCCAGCCTGCGCGAGCCGTCAGGCTGCCGCTCGTAAATCTTCAGCGGTAGCGTTGATATTGACTCGCTCAGCAACCGGACGCAGGCCCAGACAGCTGACAGCTGGATAGCCTTATCCGCGGTGACCACCTTCCCGCTGCTGCTCGTACCGTACCATTCCTGCCAGAACGTCCCGTTGGTCAGGCTGATGGGGACGCCCAGCCAGTTAAGCAGGGCGCTTTTCACCCTGCCCGGCTGCTTATTTTTCTTCATCAGAAACCTACCATGATGGGATTATCAAAGAAGCCGCTCAGGTCCTGCTGGTCATTGCCACCGTTAACGAGCAGGCGACTCATCGCGGTGAACAGCGCAGCCGGACCATCAATCTTGGCCTCAGGTGTCGATTTGTTGGGAAAGATGTTGTCGTTACGATCCGGCTTCACCGTGACGTTCGACATCATCCAGTTCATCACGGGGTGATTGCTGTGGTGGAAGCGGCCGCCGTAAACCAGCGCCTCAACCTCTTTCATGGCCTCGGAGAAATTGCGCACCGTCTGCGGCACTTCCACAAGGGGTAAACCCTCTTCAGCAAGCGCCAGACTGAACTGCGTCGCGCTCCACGGATCGAAGCCTATTTCTTTAAGACTTTCCCCGCTGACCCACTGCTGCAGCTCTTCTTTGATCTGCGCATGATCGATAACGTCGCCATCCGTCAGGATAAGTTTGTCGAGCTCAGCCCATTTGCGGTAGAGCTCGGCCATCTGCCGCGAACATTTTTCCAGCCGCCCCTCGGGCAGCCAGAATTTAAAGTCGGCGTGAACGTGACCATCAGGCGATCGCCAGGCTTTTACCGCGGCGCAGATATCAATTTTGTTCGCCAGGTCGACGCCGACCCATAGTGGGTAAGTTTTCAGCTCATGCGCCGGCGCGATAAATTCGCATTTATCCCACTTAAGCATGTCCATCCAGGAGGACTCCGCCGTCACCCAGATATTCATATGTTTAGTGAAGAAATTAACGCGTGCTGATACCTGCTCTTTGGCTTTCTTCGCCAGGCGGCGTAAATCGTCCCAGCGCTTGCAGATCCCCAGTCCGGGATTCGCCTTTTGCCAGACCGTTTCGTCGAACGGATCGTCGCCGTCGTCCAGCGTGTAGATGATGGCGAAAAAGGTATCGTCCTTAACGGCACCTTCCACCTCACTGTTAAAACCGCGCAGCACCTTGATGGCGTAATCGCGCAGCTCGTAGCAGATGCCTTCTTTGTTAAAGCCCGCAGTGGTGATACCAAACAGCAGGGACTGCAGGCGTGCACCGGTCGCCGTCTCCAGAACGTCCCATACGTCACGGGTTTTATGAGCGTGCAGCTCGTCAACAATGCCGCAGTGAATATTCAGGCCGTCCAGGTTGTTAGCGTCACTGGAAAGCGGCTCAAATTTAGAGGCACTTTGCTCCTGATAGATAGCCAGCTTGTTGAACTCGAACAGGCGCCCAAGCGTCGATTTCGCTTTTTTCACCATATTTTTGGCATCTTCGAAAACGATGCGCGCCTGATCGCGGGTTGTGGCCGCAGAGTAGACCTCGGCCCCACCTTCGCCATCCGCGCCCGTCATGTACAGGCCAACTCCGGAAGAAAGCGTGGATTTGGCGTTCTTACGCGCCACCTCGTTGTAAGCAGTACGGAACCGCCGCACCATTACCGGGCGGCCGCTGCCATCATTCCGCAGCACCACCTTGTGGGTTTCTTCATCCACCAGCGGAATAACGAAACCGTAAATATTGATAAGGATGAAAACATGCCAGTCCATCAGGGCGATCGGCTGCCCGGCCTGAGCGCCTTTCACATGCGGGATGAACTTATAAAAATTCAGGATGTGCTGGGCGCGGGGCTCGCTGAAGAAAATACCCCGCGCCTCGCCGTTTTGCAGATCGTCCAGAAAACGCTGGCAGGCCAGCCGGACATATTCACAGGCAATAATCTCCCCCGCCACGACGCGCTCGGCGTAGCGGATACCATCGGCAACCTTAGCCATTAATCCCTCGCTTTCATGAACTCAGCCAGCGGATCAACCGCGTCCGGCGTGTTGGCGCTGACCTTCGACCGGCTGGCTGGCGTCATCCCAAATTCTGACAGCATGGCGCGCAGCCGCTTCCAGGCATCTGCCTTCATCATCGCTGCCGGATGCGCCTTAATCAGTACATCCCCCGTCTGCGTTTCAGTGCGGTATGTATAGCCCTCGATTTCCAGCGTATCGCAGTGGTGGCGGTACTCGGTATAAGCCTCAACCAGCAATTCGAGCGCGCGGGCGTCCAGCTGCGAAATGACGCCGACGGCATCCAGCTCTTCAGCCATTCGCTTAAACCAGTACTTCGCCTGTTTGTCGAAATGCTTAGGAGTTGGGGGTACCCCTGCAGGGGGCTGTGGCTCATTTTTATTGATCGGGCGTTTTGATGGGTTACCCCTCACCAAACGCAGATGGGTCGGGGTTTTCGGTGGTCCGGACATAATCGAAAACTCCTATTGATCATCGAGTGGGGGACCCCATAAAAAAGTTTTCTAACCTGCGGCGGTGTGAAAAAGGGTTAGGCGGCGGTCCTTAGTAGGCATGGCCCTGAACTTTCGACCCGCCCTCCCCTGTTGATGAGAATCGATATCATTACGACAGAAATGATTGCATTTGAAATCATTTGTCGATAGTGATTCTCATTTGATGTTGTCATGCACCGATCTGCCGAGCTTCTTACTTGGAGGGCCGCTGTTACCGATGCGTGGGCTAAACACTTTGTTGATATCCCAGCCTGCTTTCAGTCGGTACTCAATCGAGTTGCGTGAAATGCCAAGGTACTCAGCCCATTCACTGAGACACATTGTCTTGCCATGAGCCGTGTAACGTCTGTGCGACTTATTTCTGTGGGTGGCCTTCATCTTTTCACTGCCGCGCTTCTGATTACACAAGGCGCAGCTGGCAACAAGGTTTGACTCAGCGTTATTGGTTTTGCAGTCATCGAGATGATCGACATGCATATCATCCCAGGTAACCATTGTGCCGCACCAATGGCAGCTGAAAGGGCCGTCACCATGGTGTTGGTGGTAGACGACGCGATGCTCATAGGCTCGGTTACTGTTACGGCTTAACGGGTGAGTGGGAGCATTTACCAGCACATAACCACCCGAGTGAATAAGGTTGCCTGGCTTGAGTGTGCTTAACTTTTCTGTCGAGCCATGTCGACGAACCCGCATGTAATGCTTTTCACAATACGGTGTGTTGTTGGCCCTTGTTGGCAATCCACACCCCTCAACGGAACAAGCAGGTCGCAATGCCTTAGCGCCGACGTGCGTGCGCCCTGAATCAATTAATGAATCAGTCATGCTTTCACCTGTAAGGGTCAGTTTCGGTTTAAGCGATCCCGTGCGGTTTTGGCTTTATGGCACTTGAAGCAGATCGCAACCAGATTGCTATCTTCATCGGTGCCGCCGTGTGCTTTGGGTTTGATGTGATCAACGGTAGTGGCAGGGACTGGCCTGCCGTTGCGCAGACACTCCTGGCAGATGTGCCTGTCACGTTTAAGGATGCGGGCGCGGATGATATCCCACTTACTGCCGTAGCCGCGCTGGTGGCGGCTCAGCCCTCGCTGGTGCTGCTGCCAGCCTTCATTACGGTGAGCCTCGCAGTAACCCGAACGGTCTGTAGTAGTGCCGGGACATCCGCGCTTGCGGCAAGCTCGAGGGATAGCGGATGGCATAGTGGTAGCTCCAATAAAAAAGCCACCAGCAAAACGGGTGGCTTCATGTTCATGACTGCTAAAGTTAAAGGTTTTTATTTATTCAGAAGCTGTTCAACGTTAATCAGTGCTGGTATGCCGAGGTGATTGCGCAGCTTATCAATCTGAGCAACAGTTTTCGGCCTCTCCGGTTTTGTTTCATATTGATAATAAAATTTAATTGAATTCACACCCCAGCATCTCAAAAGGATATATACGTATTAGTATCAATTTAACGTACAGGTTTGTTCAGATAACTCTTAGAACACTAACTGTCGCTTGTTATATGAAATATATAGACAACACTTATTACCAGCTTGTTAGTAGAGTGGCTCCTACGTATAAGCATTGCTGAACCTTCATGTGTGAGTGCTATAAATCTCATCCTCGCAAAACATGAAATCAGTGCAACATCAGGGAAACAAGGCCAAAACTGCTTTTGCAATTAGTCGAATAACCAAAAAGCAGGATCTCCTGTTGTAGCCCCAGCCATGGGGCTTTTTTTTATCTTAAGCACTGCTCCCGAACATAAGCCTGCAATCCGCTCAACTGCCTGGTCACGGTCTCGATCCGCTCCCTGAGGGTGAAATAATCCCGTTCAGCGGCGTCAGTAAGTCGGGGGCTGGCTCCATCATCCACGCGGGTGGTGCCGGGCGCTCCCTGCGCGGAACAGGTGGCGTTGAGCTGCAGCCGCTTACGGCCAGCAGCCACATCGCGCTCAAGCTGAGCAATATTTTTCTGAGCATCCGCTAAGTCCTTCGTGTATTTGGCATCGAGAGTAGCCACATCCCGCTGACGGCGCTGCATATCCTCAATGTCATCTTTAGCCAGTTTTAATTCATGATTAACTTCGGTTAAAGATGCCTCTGCTTTTGTGAGCGAGGCCCGGTAATAAAGCGCAAATCCCACAGCGGCAAGCAAGAGTAGCGGCTTCCACCATGCCCGGACAAAGCCCCATAGCGCCGCCATCAGAGCACCCGGCGCGCTGCCGCATAGCGGGCCCGTCTGTCTTCCAGCCCGTTCTGCCCACCGTTAATAATCTGCGTGACGCGCAGCAAATCGCCCGGATATTTCAGGCAGCCTTTGCTGGTATAGAACCATGCTGCAGATCGCGCTGCGGTGGCGTCTTTGGAAAGCAGTTCCGGCGAGCTCACAAGGTCAAGTTTCAGCGCGGCGCCGCAATCGCGGTAATTCTCGAGCCCGGTGATCTGGATGAGCCCGCGTCCGCGATATTTCCAGCCATCACCCGAGGCGTTATTACCGAGGCGCTTGCTGTAAACCAGATTGGCGATCGCGCGCTGACGCTCAAGTGGTAGCACCTTTTCATACGTGCGGCGGCCCAGCGTGTTGGCCTGATCCTGAGTTAACCGGCCAGCCCGGACAAAACCATTAAGCGCCGCGATGCTGTAGTTGAAGCTCTCTTCCAGCCTGGTAAAGCCGGTGCTTTCATGGCCGACCTGCGCGATGAACATTGCCTGGTCGACCGGCGCAGTGATGCCGTAATCACGCATCGCCGCATCAATGTGCGGGAACCAGCGCGCAGCCAAGCTGGCGCTTAAACCAGCCGCCTGCTGAAATTGTTGTTGGTTCATTCGGGCCTCAGTACCTGAAACAGGCGCGCAACGTTGCCCCGGGCACGGAACACGGCGGCACAGATGATTAAGTTGATGATGACCGACGCCCAGTGTGTGTGGACGTAAAAGTCGAATGCGTAGCGGAACGGCACAGAGGCATACGCCAGGATAATCAGGTATGCCAGCCACGATGCCCACCAGCGATGCCGGGCTCCGGGTTTACGGAACAGCATCAGCCTCAGCACAATGGCCGAGCACGTCGCCACGTTGGTCAGTACCAGCGGATCACTTATTACCATTGGCTCCCCCTCTCCACCGCTGGAACCACTGCGTGGGGTCTTGCTGGCTGGCGAACGTCAGGATTTTAATCGTCAGCGCAGAGAGGATAACGGCCCCCAGTGCATCAAGCGGCTTGTCGCTGTATTCCGTCCAACTGGCAAGCTTGGAGCCCACCAGCCCAGCACCGTAAACGCCAGCGATGTACGAAACAACAAAATAGGCTGCGCGTCGGATCAGCGTCAGGTCTGCCGCGGTGGCAACATAAAAGACCGCACCGGCAAACGCGCCAAAAATTACGCCGTAATCTGTGCCGGTCAGCAGTCCGTAGATGCTCGCACCAGTAAGCGCAGCACCTGCCGCGACAGTTCCCGAAACCGGATCGGACATGTAGCCCCCTCTATTGCTGTACATCCTCTCTGAGCGAGGGGAAATGAAAAAGGCCCGCCGAAGCGAGCCTGATGTGATTTAAATGCAGTGAGACTTGAGAAACAGTGATAAGCGCCATGCCGTTGTGACGACTCTTATCACGATACGATATATTTTGCGTACGCGTTACAGTTTCTTTATCCTAAACCTCACACAGCTTAAAACACACACAATAAGGTTAAAAAATGAGCAAACCACAGATAAAACATGTTATCGTTCATGAATTAATCAAGGAAAGTGGTTCTGATTTTAATTATTCAAACCCTTATAATTTAAGAGAGACAGAATTAGATAAAAAAAACGACACTGTTAATAAACTTGTTGAAGATGTTATCACTCTGTATGGTTCTCGAGGTAACACTGCCCATTACGGTGTTTTTAAAAGCGACGAGAATAAAGGGCCAATACCAGAAAAATTCCACAAATATTTTTCCCTGCCTACATTGAATTCAGAAGAATTCATTTCTTTGACCAGGCAGATCATGCATCAGCTATTTGAAAGCGCTAAAGGCCAAACCTGGCCATCTGGCGGATATATAGTGTTTACTGACTATATATCTCAAGGCGTTAGATTCTTGCTAATCACTATGATTAAAAAGAAGGGTGGCATGCGAATCAGTCCTGCTCTAGAGCCAGAGGAAATGGTTCATTTAGACTTAAGCAATATTAACCAAGCTGCTAAAATTAATTTCCATTTATATGATGCTTATATCAAAGCAAATAATACTGAAAAAACTGAGTTAAGCTTTCTCAGTTTTGTTAGCAAAAATAAAGGGCAATCGGCATCTGCATATTTTATCGCCGCACTTGGTTGTGATAAAGGGATTGCGTCCTCAGCCGCGACTCGAACATTACCACGTGAAGCTCGGAATTTTTTCAAGAGCATTCCTGAAATAAAAAATGTAACTGAGTCATTTCGTAATAAAGTGATAAAGTATCTAGATGAAAAACAGGAAGCTAAACAACCAGCTAAACTTGCTGACATTGCCGACATGGCATCTGCACATTTAACTTTCGTTGAGGAGGACAAGCGAAAAGAAATAGTTGATGACTTTATGAAGCACTTGAATAGTGAAAAAATTCGAATTCCGTCAGAATTTATTATTCATAAACCCACTTTAGACAAAGTTAAAAACGTTTCTTTTAAGGATAAGTTATTTAGCTTTAATTTTGATAAAGAATTGCTGGGAGATACAAGTGATGCTATGATTTACTATGATGAAGAAAATGGCAGTCTTAGCTTTAACCGTTTACCTGTAGAAGCAAAAACCAAAATTGAAGCAGCAATTAAAGAAAGAAAAAAAGCCTTATCTGCATCTAATCGAGATATACAGGACAATAAATGACCGACCTATTTAAAATAGTTCAGCTTTTCAGAACATCTAAGGGAGCTAATTTTGATGGGTATTTAATCTCAGGTTCTGCTTCTTTTTCTAATGATATACATGAACTCTTTATTAAATATTTAAAGGGATCTTTATCATCTGGGCGTTTCGATGAGCTTGAGATAGATGGTCGTAGCATTGAAGATCTTGATGAACTGCCATCCTCATGGTCAACTTGCAATTACACGTTTTTATTGAACCAAAGTAATTCCAATAAATTTTATAAAAGTAGCACTGATTTCATCCATGCAAGTTGCCTTTCAAAAGGAAGCTTCCCCACTGAGTATTATATTGCCAGCGATGATTTCTATTCTGGCGAGTCAAAAAAGCCTGATTTCATTTATAAATTAGAAAACATACTTTCTCTTATCAATTCCTTGGCTCAGATAGCACATTATCATGATATTAAAAATGAAGGGGGGAATAGTTTCTATAGACTGGTGTTTGTTATGAACTCTGAGTCAAAGTCAACTTCAGCAGTAATTGAAACAAAATTAGAGCACTCCATCTTGGGCGCCAATAAAGTTGAGAGTCATTTAATTAAAAACATTATCGCCATTAACCCCATGGCAGATGCTCATTATGATGAAAAAATCAATACATTCCGCAACACTTTAATTGAATACATTACGCAAAACCATCCAACATTCACCCAGCTTGTCTTTGACTGGGATTCGATAAATAAACTATACTCTGACAATTTAGCAGTTTATATGTCAGCATTTTCTTTTCACAAAGCAAGAAAAGAGATTGCGGACGCAGAAATAGACTTTGCTGAAAAAATATCAAAAACCTTGCTCGAATTATCAAACAAAGTATTGGCAATACCAATATCTTTTGTGGGCGCCTTAGCTTTATTAAAGCTCGTTGAAAAAAGCGAAATCTTACTTACATTGCTTGGTGTAATACTCACATCCATCATTATGCATTTAGTTATCGTATCACAAAAAAAACAGTTCGAAAGAGTTATCCACGCTAAGGATGTTGTATTTTCATCTTTGCTGAAGAAATTAGAAGGTGAAGATAAAAATCTAGTCGATAACTCGGAGCTAAAAGCTCGGATTACAGAGGCAATTCAACAGCTTTTGCTTAATGAACAATTTTGTAATAAAGTACTGAACTTTCTTTTATCAGTCACATGGATGCCAACATCTGTTGGCATCGCCATAACCATTTATAAATTAATTATTTAATACGCATATAAGCCCTTCAATAAAACCTAGCGCACATTGTAGCTCTTTTCTAATCGTTCCATCAGAACATTTTCTTTTTTTAGCAATGCAGCGTAGCGAAATTCCAATAACAAAATGGGCGATAACAATCTCAAATTCCTCAGGTTTATATTTACGTAGCCGAGCTACGCAACCATCAATCATGATTCCCTCATCGTCATTACATCTTGTACGAGTTTGCTTGCCGTGCGGTAGCAAACCTTTAAAGCCTGCGGCAATTGGCTGCCAATCAACGCCACTGTTATCAGACGCAGCCCAAGCGCCCCAGCGTTCCATAACATCGTACATATCACGCATTCTATCTCTCCACTAAATTTAAGACAGCACGCCGATCGCGAGCGCGCGGTCTATAAAACGAAAAATCAGCTCCAGCTGTGAGCCATATTTTTCTTCGAATGCCACGGTGTCCCGATGGAGCTCGTCGTGATGCCTTCTGCACAAAGGCAATACGAAAAGGTCATGGGCTTTGGTACCCATTCCGCCCTGCCCGTGGCCGATCAGGTGATGGGGATCGTCTGCCCGCTGGTTGCAGCATGCGCAAGGCTGCTGCTTAACCCAGCGGGTGTATTTCTCGTTTTCCCAGCGGCGGCGCTTTGGCCGGAGCATGTAACTTTCCGGCGACTCAGGGTCAATCATCAGCGCAACCACCTGTGTCTGTTGCTCCTGCGGCTTGTCGCAGTTCATCCGCGTCTTCACGGCGCAAGCACGCTGCGCTTTCGTCTGCACCATTTCAGCCGCCGATGGCCCCGGCACAATATCGCTTTCCCGCGACACGCCTTCTACTGGTAAAGAGGGAAGACGCAGCGCGCGGCGCGCCACACTGTCCGGCAGCGCATCAGTGATATCCATCCTGACAGCCCACCAGCATAACTCCGGCAGAGTCAGCTCGTGGGTATCGTCAAAGGCAAGGGAACCGCGCGCGACGCTGATAATCCAGGCTATCACATTGGAACGGGCAATTGCTGACAGGCGCTCAGTAAAATGTTCAGCCAGCTGATTATCACAGTGCCAGCACAGACGCAGCGCGCCGGGTTCATGCCGCATCGTGGTCAGCTCATGGTGATGGTATTCACTGTGCGGCCACTGGCAGCAGCCCTGCTGCTTCATCAACCAGTGCTCCAGAGCATTGATGCCACCGGCAGCCCGGATCACCCGCTCATCAGTAAAGAAGACCTGCAGTCCTTCGTCATCGGCCAGGGGCTGGTGCGCCGGCGGCACCGCGCCGCTCGGGAACCGTGACATGCTTTCTGGCTGCACCTCCACCAGCACGCGCCCGTTAGCAAATATGGGCATCAGTTCAGCGCCGGGGCGCAGCAGCACGATACCCATTCCGCGCGCTATTTCCGGTGTTAACAGAGCTCTCACGCTGCGTTCCCCTTCGCCACATGCTCGGCCCACAGCCCACCAATCCACTTAACACCCTTCGCTGTGAAACGCGCCTGGCTGAACGCGTGGTTGGATGTCGTGGAGGTGCCCGTTTTCACCTCGAACCGTCCGGCATCAATATGCTGGTGGCGCGGCGTCAGCACCCCGCCGAGGCGGTACATAATCTCATTGTCGATCAGGAACAGGCGGAAATCCGTCTCTTTGGCTTTTAACAGCTTTGCCACCTGAGGGAATGAGAGCGAACCGCTGGCGGTGCAGTAGCGATCCACAAACTCCACCTTTGGCGCCGCGGCGGCGAGTTCCTGTGCCAGCCTTTCCTTTTGCTCGGCCAGATCCGCAGCAAGGCGCAGTGCCTCCGGCAGGGACCGCGGCACGCTCGGCTGCTGGCTGCTCTCCAGTTCCTGCCAGCGATCAACCAGGCGCGCGGTAAATTCAGGACATAACTGTGCCACGATGACATAGCTGTCACGCTTGTTAACCAGATAGTGGTGGTATTCCTGCCTGTTCTGCAGGTGGGTGTACGGCAATGCCGTATACCCTTCAATGACGCTTTTCATCATTAACCGCTCAATGGCGGTGCACACGTCGGAATGACGTGAACCTACAAGCGAGGCTATTTCCCGGCTGGACATAAAAAGCTCCTGACCTGCCAGCGCCGCATGATGCTTAGGGCAAACTGAAATCGGGTTTGTCTGGTTCATACGTTTCTCCATTTTTCAGGCGGCTGCACCCGCCACAAAGTTACTGATCGTGATTTCCACCTTCCCTTTGCTGGTTACCGGGCCCCATTCCACCAGCATTTTTTTCACCTGGCTGTCGTCCTCCCAGACATGGGCCAGCGTCAGAGCATCGAAAAGTGCCTTCAGATAGTTATCCAGATCGCGGCGTTTCCGGTCAGGCGGGTAGAGCACCACTTCCACTGCCAGCAGGCTGGTGACAGGCTTGGGTATGCGCCGCAGTTGCTCAACAACGGCCGCTGCGGCATTGCTCTGATATTTGCGCCCGTCGGCGCTGACGAGATGACGGCCTTTTAGCGGCCCCTTAGTCGGGGCGCGCCAGTAGCTGTTAACGCTGGGGGGAAAAGGCAGGGTCAGCTTCATGCAAGGGCACCCCGCGCTTTCAGGAACGCCACCGCGCGATCGCGCGATTTGGCCTCACCTTCTACCATCGCACGCAGCAGAGAAACCGCCTCATCTTCTTTGGCGATGCCGTTGATGGTGATGCCGCGGGCGACGCCTTTTGATAACGATATGGCGCCTTTCTTCTCCAGTTTACGCAGCATATCGGTCGCAGCGTTGGGTGAAGCGGCCCCCATAAGCTGGGCCACTTCTTTCTGTGTCGGCGGGTAACCGTTTCGTCTCTGGAAATCCGCGAGCATATCCAGCACCTCCTGCTGGCGAACGGTTAAGAGTTGTGGATAGCTCACTCTTTTACCTCCCCTCTCTTTTCGATAGGGGCCGTAGAGGAGGCTTTTTTATACGAGAACGCCAGACGCGCAGATGCCACTGTGACGTAGTCAGGATCTTTCTCAATACCAATAAAGCCGAAACCTTCCTCGAGTGCCGCCCGACCAGTGCTTCCACTTCCCATCCATGGATCAAGCACATTTCCTCCTGGTGGAGTAATCAAACGGCACAGGTACTTCATCAGCGCGACTGGTTTGACCGTTGGGTGGTTATTTCTTGCCCCTCCGGTACGACCTGCACCAGCACGTGGATCGTTAAGACCGGCGCTTCCTTCTTTGCGTCCGCCAGTCATTTCAGATGCTGAAATGGAGTTGAAACGCTCCATGCCCTCATCTCTTTCAGACGGACTTACTTTGGCGCAGTAGAAAAATCTTGCAGCGCTCCCGTTATCTCCATGGAACACTCCAGGCACGCGGCCAATCATTCCGGAAAATGAAACGGAGCCGCTGAATCCGTTAGTGGTTGGTTCATTGCCAGTTACCGGTGATGCTGCGCCAGCGTTTGCAGGGAAAAGGGTTACAACTTCTTCGCTTCCGTCATGAATAAGATTTGCAGGCCAGCGCCCCACAACGCCCTGTTTATCCGTAGGTACACGACAACCCTGAATGTTGAGGGCACCGGTACCATACATTTTCATCGTAGCTTCAATGGAAGCGCTAAGTGGTTTACGCGCCAGGACTATTGGCTCATGAGCAGGCTTGAGAGCAGAACCCCAGCCCTGAAAATCCCCTTTCAGATTTTTGCTTTTTGGGAAACCGGTGCCATAGACCCATAAAATCTGATCGCGAACTTCGAAACCGGCATCTTCAACATTCACTACCAGCCGGTGATAAGTTCTCGACCCGCCGAAGGCGAGCATATGTCCCCCCGGCTTAAGAACACGCAAACATTCCAGCCATTGTTCGACCGTTGGTACGCTGTAGTCCCATTTGTGGCCCATGAAGCTCAGACCGTACGGTGGATCAGTGACGATGCTGTCAACAGAGTTATCAGGCAAACGCTTCAATACGTCCTCACAAAGGCCAACATGTATCTGATAACTCATCACAGCTCCCCCACATAGTTACCGGCCAGATAGCAACGGCCTTCGATGTAACCAGCGCGGTTACTCATCTTCAGGCACTGGGTACGCTTCTTCGCCAGCCGTTCGCGGTCCCGGTTACTCTTCGAGGCATCGAACGCAGCCAGGTAAACATGCGCGGCGCGGCGCCACAGATTCTGTCTTTCCAGCTGGCAGGCCAGTTCTTCAAAAACTTCGTGTTTCAGCTTCTCGTTTGTCATGATCTGAACCCCTCCGGAACCTGGCTGTAATCAACACCGGCATAGCTGGCTTTAAATGCGCTGTCGTCACGCTGCACACTGCGATGCTTCCACTGCTTGCGGGACGGGCGTCCGCGCTCTTTCCAGCGGGTGGCGCTCAGCAGATAGCCTTCAAGCTTGCTCGGGACGAAAAGCGTCTGCGGGCGCATGTAGTCGTACATTTCCGTGTCGTGCCAGTGCTCGTGCTTGTAGTCGACAACGAGCTGCAGGTCGTCCACCGAATGACCTTCGCGCAGCCGGGCCCGGATGTTCTCCAGTGAGGACTTCGAGTTCTGGTAACGCGCGCCGGTGACCAGATTCAGGTGCTTCAGCACAGCAATCGCTTTATCGGTGATCAGCTGCTGAGCGTCGGGTTGCCGGGCAACCTGACAAGAAGGTTTTTTATCTGATGGTTCTTGTTTTGAAGTTACTGACGGATCGTGTCCAGATTCTGGACCCTGAGAAGCCCGGTTATTGCGGTTTTCCGGACGTTCAGATTCTGGACGTCCAGCTTCTGAACCTTCGGATTCTGAACGTCCAGATTCTGAATGTTCAGAAACTGGACCCTGAGAATAAGCACCGGTAGCCGCCTGGCGCAGGCGCGCCACATTCAGCGTGTAGATGTTGGTACCGCTGCGCTGGCCCTGACGGCGTTCTTTACGGGTCAGCCATCCGTCACGCTCAAGCTCACCAACTGCGGTAATAACGGTGCTGCGACCGGCGCCAATCTGGCGCGCGATGGTGTCGACGCTGGGCCAGCTGATACCTTCATCGCTGGAAAAATCAGCCAGGCGCGCCAGGATCAGCAGCTTCGTGCCTTTGATTCCGGCACTCGCGCATCCATCCCACACGTACGCTGATAACTTAACGCTCATGTATCCACCCTTTTGAACTTCTCGCGGAACCGCTCAACAGGCTGCATGCAGTCGTGCGGGTAACCCGCGCGCCGGAAGATAACCTGTCGCTTTTCGGAATCGTAACCGGTGACATGGACTTCAGTTCCCCGCCAGTCGCGGTATCGTCTGTTGAGTTCCTGCACGCGAAAGCCTCCGCCTGGCGGTTAAACTCCCCTACCATCTGCTGAACGAGCTGGTAGCTGACGGGCACACATTGGCCTGATACTCTCACTGCATACCGGTACTGCACCGGACCGGCTCCGCCCGGTACCGGCAGCGCAATAAGTTGCGACCTGCGGTAACGTGTTGTTAAACTGTTCATGCGTAGTTTCTCCACTATTGAAAAGACGCGCCCGACGCCTCGAGCTGCACACTCGGGGCGTCACCTTTTCTGGTGCTCATAAATACTTCCACTGCCTGGTCTGAAACCCCATACAGCGCCATAAAGCCCATGAACCCGTGGAACTGGTGGCGAATGGTCTTGCGAAACAGCTCAGAGAGCTTTTTGCGTTCATGACGGTCAATTACCCCATCCTCCGCTGCTTCAATCTGCGCCTGCGCCAGCTGGCCTTTCGCCGCGCTGGTTTTCATGTCGATCGCGAACAGGTCCACGTTGTCCATGCTTTCCGGCTTCGGAACGTCCACCAGCAGTTTGCCAACGCGCGCCGCGGCATATTCCGCCAGCATTGATACGCCGGACAGGTCCTCCATGCGCTCAAGTTCGGCCAGCGTGAAGAAGCGGCTGCCGCATTTCTGGTACATGTGGTTATGAAAGGTGTCGATGCTCATGCCGAGATCGGCAGCCATCCCGAGGCGGCCGGCGGGGTGCGCCTTACACATCGCACTGATTGCTGCTTTGATGTTGTCTACCATCTTGTTTGTCCTTTGGTAGTTACGGCTAAGCCGCTTTTTCGTTACGCTTTTGATAAAGCGAAGCGTCGTATTTGAGCTTTCCTTTGGTACGAGCAGCTGCTTCTGCTGCGCGGCCTTTCGGGATTAATTGCCCGGGTCTTGTACGCCATTGATAAAAAGCTTCTGGCGACACTCCAAAAAACTCAGCAGCCTTGTTTGGTGAGCCAAAATACTGCTCAAGTTCAGTCGTGGTCATAGCGTCCTCCTAAGAATATTTAGATATTATGATCTAATCTTTTTTAGATCAATAAAAACTAAGATTACTTAGGTTTTCATTTCTAAGGGTTGAATCGTGGGAACACTTGGCACGCGGTTAAAGGAATTAAGGAAGCAAAGAAAGCTTACCCAAGGCCAGCTCGGTAAAGCGCTCGGGGTTTCAGATGTGACGGTTGGATACTGGGAAAGGGATTTGAACGTGCCAGGCGGTAAATCGCTAACAAAGCTCGCTCAATACCTTGGCGTAAGTGAAGGGTTTCTCTTGTACGGTCGGGAAGATGAAGCTAACGTTGGACCTGCACCTGTTGCCGCGCAACAAATCCCGATCATTAGCTATGTCCAGGCTGGTGCCTGGTCAGCTGAGTGCGACGCCAGAAATCTTGATGGAACGGTGGATTATATTTTGACGTCAGAGTTTCATTCTCGTTGCACCTTTGCCCTCAAGGTCAAAGGAAAATCTATGGAACCCGATTTTGTTGAAGGCGATGTAATCATCGTAGATCCCGAATTACGCCCCGGCCCAGGCGATTACGTTGTCGCTAAGAATGGCGGTGACGAAGCCACATTTAAGAAGTATCGAGCACGCGGAGTCAGCGAATCCGGCGAAGAAATATTTGAACTCGTGCCGCTCAACGAAGACTACGCTGTCAGAAATTCCGCTAAAGAAAAAATTCATATCATCGGGGTGGTTGTCGAACACCGCCGGATAATGCGCCGCAAGTAAATCCTTCCCCACTCCAGAGAATCTAAATTAGTTTAGGTTTTCTGCTTGACCTTTAATCTAAGTTATTTTAGATTTTCATAAATGAAAGCGAACAGGCAGGACGCCTACGGAGTAGCCGCCGGTGGCGCATGAATGACCGGATAATTCACAAACAGTAAAAAGCGCCCTTATAGACGCTTTGCTCTTTAACAATCTGGATATCCCTAACCCTGCGGGCGGGGACTTGGTTGGACAGGTGGCCGTGGTTGTGTTGGCTTATGTCCACCAGCTCTTTCAATCATCTTAACCCCCTATACTGGAAGATCTCCCCCAAGCCTTGCGAGAAAAGCCTCCTTGCTAGTGAGAGCACGGGAATTGTCAATGCGACCAAGCACTATTGAAGCGCGTTTATGCGCGGCTGGTTTAAGCGATCCCCATGGCTCCGAATCGGAATCCTGCAAAAGTTTAAAGCGGGACAACAATTCCTCATTCGATAATGCTGGCTCATCTGTGATTAATGTCAGATATTTTCTTGCATGCTCCGCCGCAACACCTGACGCCCGGGAGAACTGAAATACAACCTGGCAGATCGACAACGCAGCTATCAATGCGCCGACAATAAAATAGCCAGTCACGGAAACAAATACGCCGCACCCGGACAAAATAATTATGAACGTAATTATTCGGTCAATCCGCCCTGTAAGGGTGGCAAACATCTTTTCCAGATAGTGCGAATAATGAATATCAAAAATTATATCGTCACGGTTCATGCGGTACCTCAGTCTTCGTCGTTGGGTTTTGGTGGCTCAGGTCTCTTGAAAGGAGACATGTGCCGCTCTTCATAATCTGAATAATTTTTCATTGAAAAGTACTCATGTGGTTGCTGGGGATATCCAGATTAACTGAACTCTGGTTGTTGGGGAATAGCCAGATCCACCGAGCCTGAAGTGGAGAAAAGACAGGCAGAAAATATGCGTTAGATCCTTGTATTGGCGACCCGAGTAGCAGGTTATCGCCACCTTTTTTACTCAACACACAAGGGCATCACCAGGTGACGGGCTCATAACCCACTCCATCCAGGCGGGACTCCTAATCGCAGGTGCTCTTCTATGTTGTGTGGGGAAACTAGCCGGCGGCCAGTGCAGATAACCGCCCCTTTTCACGGGAGTGAATAAAACCTGTTTAAACAGACTTACCCCATTTCGCATGGAGAGGGTTGCTACACCCAAAAGACAGCGCGGCGGCAACTAAGGCCACCAGCATATGGATGTCAGCCGCAAGATGCGATGTATGCGTTTTTGACCAGAAATAGCCGGGTGCAGCCGGTACTAGTGGAGGAATTATGCTGAACCTCGATTGTGTTCCCATCTCAACTTATTGCAAAGAAACTGGCGAGACACCTGATGCCATCACCAAACGTGTACAACGCGGGGTTTGGCGTGAAGGCGTGCAGGTGCTGAAGGTGGAAGGCGTTAAGGAAAGATGGATTGATCTAAATGAGGTTGCTAAATGGGCAAGACAGAACTGCCAAAGCTCCCGCGCGGCGTGACCGTAAGAAAGCATAGCCAAGGAGAGACAATTAATATTACTTTCACCTATAAAGGAGTTAAGTGCCGTGAGCCGCTCTCTAATCTTGAGGTGAACAGTAAGAACCTTAAATACGCCGAGCGTACCCTCGGCGAGATTTATAATAAAATTGAGCGCGGGACGTTCGTTTACGGTGAATACTTCCCGCGATCAGCGCGCCTGAAGATATTCGGAAATGCAGCTGCTGGTAAAACCGTCAAGATGTACCTGGACGAGTATATTGGCATTTGTGAAACACGAAAATTATCACCTTCAACTATCGGCGGTTATAAAAAATGCCGTAGTGCGTTGGCAGCCCTTCATTCATTGCCTGCAAGCGAGCTTACGCCGGCAGCAATGAAAGCATGGATCCAAAGCCGCACCACTACGCTAAAAACAATTCGTAATCAACTTTCTTTCCTGCGCTCAGCGCTTGATGAGGCTGTAACAGATGGCGTGCTCCAACTCAACCCGGTATCACTTGTAACTGCATCGCGGTATCAAAGCGATAAATCGACTGCTGACAGCGACTATATTGTCGATCCACTTTCACCAGCAGAAATAGATGCCCTCCTATCCTCTGCCGGTAATAAGCAGTGGGAAAACCTGTTTATGTTCGCTATCCAGACAGGTTTACGCAGTTCAGAATTATGCGCGCTGCGCTGGTGCGATATCGACTTCATAGGGAAGACTGCGCATGTTCATAACGCTAGTGTAGTTGGCGTTATTAAGGGGACGAAAACAAAGGCAGGCACACGCAAAGTAGAACTTAACGATGTGGCGATGACAGTGTTAGCTAATCAGAAAACTTTCACCTTCATGAAAGATGCGACTATTTTTGAGGATCCGAAAACGAATAAGCCGTGGGCCAGCGCAGATGCGATCCGCAAAAAGGCCTGGGTCCCAACTTTGCGTAAAGCGGGGATCAGGTACCGCAACCCATACCAGACCCGGCATACATTTGCGACGCGCCACATCAGCCAGGGCGCCAACCTTTTCTGGCTTGCCGGGCAGATGGGCCATAAGGGACCGGAGATGCTCTTCAGGCACTACGGATCTTATTTGAAAGAGTACGACGGAAACACTGAGCGAAGACCACTACTTGCCAGCGGCGGGACACGAAAAGAACCGTAAAGGAGCCGCAAGTATTTTTATATAAATTTAATTCATATTTATTAATAACTTAAAAAAATTCGGACACGGGTTCAACTCCCGCCAGCCCACCAAAATTCTCCATCGGTGATTACCTGAGTCATCCGATGAAGTCCTAAGAGCCCGCACGGCGCAAGCCCTGCGGGCTTTTTTGTACCTGTTTTAGCTCAGGGCATTCGGGTAAAGTGAGTGATCATTGGTATACGTCAGGATGTATAACTAAAGCGTATATCAATCCATGAAGGAGCAGTCACATTGCGCGCCGGGAAAACCTATGCACCTCACAGACGCTGAAATCGCCGACCGGGTTCCTGTCTGGTATGCCCTGTCGGAGATTTTTACCGGCCGGGAATTGCAGGATTACGATTACCGATGGATGGCGCAGGTGTTGAAAGCATCCGGCAAAAGCCGTGAAGAAATCCTGACCATTCTGGATGAGGAAGTTGCGCCTGTCTTACAGCTAAACCTTTTGTATAGTCCTGTGCCGGTCATGCAGGGTTGGTCAGAAGAAGATGTAAAAGAGATGGTTCTGGCATACGTCATCAGAAAACCAACGTTGATTGAGCGCCTCGTACCAGCACCTGTCCTCTCAAAGCGTCGCAGGAAATACATTCAGACTGAAATTGAGAGGCTTTGTGCTGAACTGGCACAGATTACATGA